TTACAGAGGTTTAGCTGAGGAATTGGCTAACTTTTCGGCAAGGTTAGCCAAAAGCTTCTCGCCGGCGGTGTTGGAGAGGGCGCGTTGGTCGGCTGCTTTGGTGTAGCGGGCGACCTCGCTGTCGGTGGTGTGGCCGGTCCACGCCTTGATCTCCTGATTGGAGCATCCGGCCTCGGCGAAGCGGCGCGCAGCGGCTTTTCGGAGGCCGTGGGCGGAGCATTCCGGAAGGCCTGCTTCGTCGCACCACTGGCGGAATTTGTTGCCGAAGCCCTTCACGCTGAACTGGCGGCCGTGTTCGGTCAGGACAAAGATGCGGCCGGTGCCGGGTGTCGCCAGCAGTGACGCTGCGAGCGCAGGCATGATCGGCAGGGAGACTTCGGCCTTTGTCTTCTCCTGGATCAGCTCGATCCGGTCGCTTTTGACGTTGCCGGGACCAAGCCGGCGAACGTCGCCGCCGCGCTGACCCGTCCACAACAGGAGATCGAACGTCAGGCGCGCCATCGTCCCGCGCGGATGGCGAGCCTCGTACGCGGCGATCTCGTCCTCCGACCAGCTGTGAAAGCCGGTGCCCTCCACCTTGAACGGGCGGGTGGCAGTGACAGGGTTCGACCCGACCATTCCGATCCGGACAGCAAATTTCATCAGGGCCGAAAGGCGCTTTCGCAGCATGTTGGCGGCGGTGCGGTGCGGCAGCAGCTCGGCCAGCATCGCCTCGACATGGCGCGGTTGAAGATCCCGCACCATGGCGCCGCCGTAGCGCTGACCCCTGCGGGTCCGTTCGCGCCAACGCTCCAGCGTTCCGCGATAGATTACGCGTGTCCGCTCGCTGGGATTAAGGAAGTCGGGCGACCGGTAGTAGCGCGCGAGAAGATCATCGAACGTGCCGGGCGCGGCGTTATCAATGCCTACCTCGATCGCCGGTGCGGCCTCTCCCGCCTCGCACGCGCGCAGCTCGGCCAGGAACTCTGGCGTGCCGGGCGCATGCTTGAAGTAATAGGTAGCGTGCCCCTTTCGGCGGAAGCGGTAGCGCATCTTGCCATGGCGATCAGCGAAGCCGCTGACGTTGGGCGGAAGCCAGCGGCGCTTCACGAAAACATCCCATCAAAGCTGTTGCCCGATGGTGCGGCAGACGCGTCGATTGGCGTGACGATCATCCGCCCCGCCTCGATTTGCACCTGGACGCGCACGCCGGCCTTCGCCGCGGCGCGAAGGATCCGCGTGAGATCGATCTGACGAACCATGGCTGCTCGCTTGCTGGGGGCGCTCATGCCGTTTCCCCTCAAGCGCCGTGGCTGCTGGCGGCCGGGGTATGACCCGCCACGGCGCGCAGCTTGAGGGCATGGGTGCGCAATGCCTCCGCGCGCTCTTCCAGCGCGGAGGCGGCGAGGTTCAGATCGAGGTTGGAGATGCCGCGGCCGGCCTCCACCTTGTAATGGATGCTGCGCGGGCTGCAGCACAGAGCCTCAGCGAGCTTCCCCTTGCCGCCGAGCAACCGGGCGGCGGTTTCCAGCCCCATCATTCGATCGATCGCCAATGGCAGACCGCGCTGTTCCGACTTTGATGAACACGCCTGAAGCGGCACATCGGCCCGGTTTGAACCAGGCGCGCGATCGCCGCATGAAAGTGCGTCGGTGGTCATGGGTGCCTCTGTGGTGAAGGCGGGCAGAAGCGGAGCGCCAGAGCCCGATTGTGTAGAATGCGATCCGACACGAGCGGATCGTAGATCGGAGCGTTCGCCGTCAGGCGCGCTCAACGGCGTGGGGCGCACCATCATCGGATCATCACCGCCTGCGCGAGCAGATTCGCGATGCGCCGGCGCCGCGGCATAACCGTGATAGCGATCGCGCCGATCGCGATGGCTGCGGCGCCGGCGAACACCAGCACCACAACAGCATAATGGATGGCGGCGATCATCGCCGACCTGCCGAAACGGCAGCAACCATCAGCGCGATGGTGACGGGAAACGCGATGATCGCTGCGATGACCACCAGTGCCGTTTTCAGGCGCGGATAGCGGGGCCCGGGCGCACGAGAGGCGGCGCTCACCGTAGACGTCCCGTCGCGATCGAGGCTGCATTGTCGCAACGCGTGCAGGTGGCCTCGTCCGCCCAGTCCAGCGTCTCGATACCGTGCGCGTCGACGTGCGGATCCCAAGCGCTGCAACCGCATGCATGGCAGACGCGCGGGTGGCGTTCAGCGGGTTCAGAGGCGAGCTGCCGGTAGACATCCGGATCGAAGGGGAAGGCGTTGCGAAGCGCGTCGATCGTTTCGGGCCGGCGCGCGACGGCACCGGGCGTTTCGAGCAACGCGATCAGATCGCGTGCCTCGCCGAGATCGCGCTTGTTCGCCGCGATCATGACGGCGACCGCATTGATCGACATGCCCGCGGCCGAGCGGCGGAGCGCCAGATACCGGGCGGGCGTGAGCGCCCTTGGCTGCGTCGTCACGACGGCCGCAGACGCGAGCTGCTGAGGAGAAACGTGGATCAACGGGGCGGTCCTTTCAGGGCAAGCGGGGGGCGTTGCCGAAAGCGGGTGCTTTCAGCGGGCAGGGGGCAGCGAAGGGGAGCGCGGCGCGGGGCCGCGTTGGTCAGGTGGTCATGTTGGCGTCCAGCATCGCGGCGAGCGCGACGCCGATGCCGTGGTCATCGTTGGCGGGCAGAGGAGGGCTATCGTCGTTGGCGGGCGTGGCCGGCTGGCTGCGCCAGGTGCCGAACGGGATCCGCACGGCCGGGTTCGGCTGTTCGGCCGGACGCAGCGTGCGGATCACCGACAGCTGCGCCACGAAGACGTGGCCGCAATCGATGTTCTCGCAGGTCAGTCGCAGCTCGCGGACCGTCGGTGTGACCTCGCAGCTGTTGCGCACGATCGAGCGTGACTGGCAGTGCGGGCAGGCGATGGCCGGCATGCGCGGCGGGTAAGGACGTCGGTTCTTCACTGGTGGGTGCCCCCGGTATCCCCTGCGACCGGCCCCGTGCCGCTCGGAAGGAAGGGTGTCAGGCGCCGGATCAGGCGCCCCCAGGCGTTGCGCGCCTGCTCTGCCTCGGCGAGCGCGCGGAGCGCCAAGCGCGGCGAGGCATTGGTGTGCGTAAGGGTGATGGCGGCAGCGACGGCTTCGCCGCTTTCCGACGATGCGTCTGCCACGGCGACGGCAAGCTCGCGCCGACAGGCGTCGTGCTGATCGCGGGTGACCTGCAGCTGGTGCGCGAAGGCGTCGAGGAAGGGAGCGCCGTCGCCGCCCGCCGCCTGATAGGCAGCGTCATAGGCCAGCGCGAGGTTGATCGGCGGCGTGGCCTTGCAGCCATCCTCTGACCAGTAGCGCAGGGTGCGTTCGTTGCGCCGCGCGAGCGCCGCGCAGGCGGGCCAGCCGATGACGCCCGCGACACGGGTCATGGCCGCTGGGAAGGTGAGAGGTGCGCGCAGCTGCGTCATGCTACCTCCGCCGGCTTCAGTTTGACTGTAGGATTGAATGCGACTGAAGGGCGACTTGCCTCCATACCGGTTTCGGACGGAGGCAGGCCCGGAGTTCCAACGGGCGGGTAGATGTCGGGGCGAAGCAGATGTCGAGATATGCCGTAGGCCCGCTCAGCTGCGAGCACAGCATGCGCAGGCAACAGGTCATTCCGCCTAAGGCGATTGGACACCGTCTGCTGGGTAAGGCCGACCGTGGCCGCGAATGCGGTTTGAGTGCGCGCCAGCCCGACGGCTTCCTTGAACGCCTCCAACGCTTGGGTCCGCTGTTTGTCATCCATACAAACGGGCTACCAGCAAAAACCAGCGGCTACAAGCAATTTGTAGGAGCTGATTGTACAAATCCTTTGTAGCCTTCAAACGTGGACGATGTTCGAACCGAGGCAGCGTGGCTGAAGGCGCTTAGAAGCTCACGCGGCTGGTCCGCAGCCGAGATGTCCAGGCGGGTCGTTGAGGAGGCTCGCCGTCGCGGAGAGGAATTGACGCTATCTCAGCAGGCGATCTCGTTCTTCGAAAACGGGAAGGCAAAAACAGTCCCACGGTGGGTTCAGTTCGCAAAGGCGCTAGATCCAAAAGCAGCGTCACCGGCTGAAACTCCCGCCGAGCGCTTTGCCGCTGACCTGATCCGCAAGGCCACGCCCGAGCAACTTCTCCTTATCCGGGACCTGCTCTCCGGCTCTGCCAAGGCAGAGGATCTGGCCGCTGAAACCCTTGATCTCGTCGGCGTCGCATCGGTCGACATGGCCTACGGGATGGGATTGACCTTCGCGGGTGACCCGGTGGATGTTGAAATACTACGTTTCCCCCGCCGCTGGTTGGAGTCTCTGACCAGCACGTCACCGCAGGATCTCGCTTGGGCGCGCGGACGTGGAAACTCGATGGCGCCTACAATCGAAGACAATGATCTGGTGCTGATCGACCGATCTGATCGGTCGGTACGCGATCAGGATGCCATCTGGGCATTCACGATCGGCGAGGTTGCAATGATGAAGCGCCTCCGCGTGCGCGGCGAGCAGGTCACAATTCTTTCCGACAATCCGCATGTGCCGCCGGACAGCGCGCACCCAGAAGAGATCCATATCGTTGGCCGAGTGTCGCATATCGTGCGACGGCTCTGAACAAACTGGCTGCGGGGGCGGTCGGGAGGGGGGAATATGAAGCAGAACGAAAAGGCGTGTCCGCGTTGTGCGGAGCACGTCAAGTTGGATGCTCTCGTGTGCAAGCATTGCGGTTATGAGTTTTCGCCTGAAGAGATGGCAGCCGCGAAGGACGCGAAGCAGGCGGAACAGCGGAAAAGTCTTTTTGGATGCCTAGGTTGCGGCGGCCTAATCGCTATTGTGGCGGTGATTGCCGCAGTGAGCGGGAGCGGCGACGGCAGCAGTTCCTCGACGGAGGACCCGAAGGCCGCGTTCGTCAACCTCTACAAGGAGGTCATTTCGGCCGCGGCGCCGTGCGATCGAGCATTCGAGGAACTCAAGGCCTCCGCTGAAACGGGCAAGATAGTCGCAGTCTATGCAGCCGCGAAAGCAGGTTCAGAATCTTGCCGCGGCGCGGCAATGACAATCAATGAAAAAAGCGCGCCGGCGGGTCTAGCAATTGAGGCGCGCACCAAAACCGACGAAGCGCTTACCTTCTGTCGCAACGCTTATCTCTCCCGTCAGTCCGCCTTCGAAAACATGATGAAGATAGCGGATGGAGAAGGCCGGACGTCAGTTCAAGCCGAGCTGGCCGAGGACGCGAAACGTGGCGAAGCGGGCGTTCTTATGTGCATTGGCACCTTGTTCGAAGCGGCCGGAAAGGCCGGGATAGATACCTCTGCACTTTAGTAGGCCTGCTCGTGGCGTTCATTCCCCGCCTAAGCAGCCTCTAGCTTCACTCCGGTCGTGAAACCTCGGTCGCCTAGGCTGTGCGTCACCTCAGTGATGATCCAGCCCACATTATCGATTGCCGCCTTGTAGCCGGTCGCCTTTGCTTTCTGCTCCGGCGCTAGATCGGGGCGGCCGAGTGCGAGGGTGAGGGAAAGCGACACTGGCTCCCGCCCGGCCTTGGCCTGCGCGGCGTTGGCGGCGCTCTGTGCCGCCTCCTCGGTCGGATAAACCCGCGCCAGCTTCTTCGCGCCTTCTGCCTTTCCGGCGGTGAAGGTGCGGCGCTTTCCTTCCCTGCGGTCGTGCCAGGTGGCGACAACGCCGGGAACATCGTCGCGCGTCTGGCGCGTGAACTGGTGCGCGTCGCCGTCGCGGCGGCGAATGGTGATCGCTGGCAGGGCCTTGCCGCTGGCCGTCGTACCGGCGCCGATCGGCGACAGGATCAGCGCGCCCGCCTTGATCGTGGCGACGGCATTGTGCTCGCGGCCGAGGCGGCGGATGAATGCCATATCGCTTTCCCGGCTCTGCGCCTTGCTGCGCACCGCAATCCCGGCGAGGGCAGGAGCGCATTTTGCCTTCAGCTTCTGGCGGCCGGCGATCTCGGCGACGATCGCGCCGAGGGTGGTGCCGTGATAGCTTTTCTCGCGCCGTGTCTTGATGTCGCCGGCGAAGTCCGCTGCCCGGGCGCGGATCGTCACCTGATCGGGGGGGCCGCTGTGCGACACCTCGTCGACGATGAAGCGGCCTTTGTCGACCAGCCCGGGCGTCACGTCGCTGCCGCTCTTCCAGCCGAGCTGAACCTGCAGCGTGGCGCCGGTGGGCGGGAGATCGAGCTTGCCGTCGCAATCGTCGAGGACGATGTCGAGCTGGTCGGCTTCCTCGCCGCGCCTTTCCGACAGGCCGAGCGAGATCAAGCGCGAGCGCACCTTCTCGGTGATATCGAGCAGCTTCATCGCCTCATCGAACAGTGTGCCGCGCATGTCGGTGCCGCCCATCGTCAGGCGGAAATCGGGCACGTTGTTCATGCGCGCGCCTCGTCATCGACGCGCAGCAGGTTGAGGTCAAAGTCGATTTTCAGTGGGGTACCGTCGGCAAGCAGCACGCTCTGCCGCTCGTCGACCCCTTGGATCACATAGGCGCCGTACACGCGGCCGGCGCCGTCGAGCAGCGGCCATGCGTCGCCGCTGTTCGCCATGGCGCGCAGCTCGTCCAGCGAGGCGCTGCCGTTGCTCAGCTCGGCATAGGCGGTGCCGCTAATCGAGATCGTTTCCTCGCCAGGCCCGACATATTGCGTGGCATCGCGCGCGCCGATGCGTGGCGAGGTGGCGTGGCGCCATGATGTGCGGCGCTGCAGCTCGTCATGGGCGAGGGTGGAGATGCCGAAGGCGAAGAGTCCGAGAGCCAGCAGCATCAGAAATCGTCCTCGTCGGCGAAGGTTGAGCGGTTGCGGGTGGCGCCGGCCTGCGCCTCGGCGAGCTTGCGGGCGACGATCTGGGCGATCTTCTCCTCGCTCTGTCCCGGCGCGCCCTGAACGATGATCGTGATGGGGGCGGGCGGCGCGGCGCGAGCGGCAGCGCCTGCGGATCCCGCGCCGCCCGCCATCGCACCCACAGCGATCGCGCCGGTCATGCGTCGAGAGAGGCCGTGGAGGCGCGACATGGGTCCGTCCTCGCCACCTTCGATGCCGTTGGACAGGCCCTCCATCATGTACCCGCCCAGCCCGGCGAAAACGCGCGAAGGGGAGTGGATCCCGAGCACGCTCTTGAAGGTGCTGATCGCGCCGCTGCCGATGCTGCGGATCTTCGCCAAGACAACGCCCGGATCGATCCCGCCTAGCAGCCCCTGCATGATCATCGTGCCGGCCGTCTTGAACAGCGCGACGCCGGTGCTTTTCAGCCAATTGCCGGCGTCGACGAACCCCTGCCGGATCCCGCCCCAGAAGCTGAACCATGCGGCGCTGATCGTGTCCCAATGGTTCCACGCGGCATAGAGCAAAGCAATCGCACCCAGAACGGCCATGACCGTCGCGACGATCGGCAGCAGCCCGATCGATGCCACGCCGCCCGCAACGCCCATCGCGGTCAGCCCGGCGTTGATGATGGCGATCGGCCCCATGATACCAGCGAGGATGATCATGCCGGTGCCGAACAGGAGGAACAGCCCGGCGATTGCCGCGGTCCCGATGACGGCCGCTTTCGCGAGGCGCGGGTGCTGCTGCGCCGCCTTGCCGATCCAGCCGGCGAAGGCGGTCAGCCGCTTGGTGACGCTGTTGACGGTGGGGAGCAGGAGGGCGCCGAGCGTAATCCCCAGCGCCTGTGCGTTGACGGTCAGCGCCTTCGACTGTTCGGCCGAATCCTTCATCCGCTCGGCAAAGTCGCGGTCGGTGACGCCGCTCGCGCCAGCCGCCTCGGCGCGGATCCGGCGATATTCCTCCATGTTCTGGATCAACGGGCGCAGGCCCTGCTGCACCTGCGCGTCCTCGAACAGGAAACCCATTTTGCTGAGGTCACCGCCGGTCGCCGACTTGGTCAGCTCGGCGATCGCCTCCAGCGGCGTCTTGCCGTCGGCATACGCCTTCTTCAGCGCCTTGGGCAGATCGATGCCGAATTTCGAAAATGCCTTGATCGTGCCGGGCGAGCTGATCTTCTGGATGATGTTGGCGACGTTGTTCGCGGCGGTGGAGCTATCGCCCGCGCCCTTGCGCGCGATCTGCAGCGCCGCGGCGAGATCCGCGACCGCGCCGGTACCCGACTGGCCGAGCGCCTGATAGCCCGCGGTCAGCGACGGGAAGGATCCCGCCATGTCCTTGATCTCGAACGCGCCCTGCTTGCCGGCCTCGGCCATGATGTCGATGACGCGACCCGCCTGATCGATCGGCACCTTGAGGTTGTCCTTGGCAGCGAACGCCGCAGCGGACAGGTCCGCGATCTCGGCCTGGTAGGCGGTCGCCGCCTTGCCGATTGGCTTCATCATGATCGCTGCCTGCTGCGGCGACAGGCCAAAGCCGGCGAGCGCGTCCACACCCTGCAGCATGGCATCGGGCAGCTGGTTCGCCGCTTTGGCGGACACGAGCAGTGAGCGGCCAAGCTGGCCGCTCGCCTTGCGCGAGAGGTTCGCCTTCTGGCCGATCGACGTCATCGCCGATTCGTAATCCTGCGCCTGCTTGACGCCGGACCAGACGCTGGTTCCGATCGCAACGCCGGTGCCGATCGCCGCGGCGCCGCTTGCCGCCATGCCGCCCGCCATCCCCTGCATGCGGGCGAACTTCTCGCGCGCGGCCGAGACGCGGCGCTGCCGGTCGGAGAGTACGGCGAGGCGGCTGCTCTGGTCGTCGATCTCGCGCGTCGCCGCTGCAGCTTGCGTGCGCAGGTCGCGCTCGTGCTGGGCGAGGTTGCGGGTCTCGACGCCGGCCGCGCGCAGCCGTTCGCGCAGCTGCTGCAGCTGGCTCGTTTCCGCCTGGTGCTGGCGCGTCAGGCGTTCGGCCTCGGCCTTCGCCTTGGCGAAATCGCGCGTCATGGCCTTGGTCGGCGCAGAGGTCTGCGCGATCTCGCGACCGAGCGCAGCAGCGCGGTTCTTGGCGGCCTGCATCGTCGCCGATGTCGACTGAAGCCCCGCTTTCAGTTGGCGAAAGCCGGCGATGTCCGCCTGCGCTTGCTCGACCTCCTTCAGCCTATCGCGCGTGCCCTTCAGCGATTGCGCCAGCTTGTTCGACCCGCCGGCCATGTCGCGCAGCGGGCGAGAGACGCGGTCGCCGGCTTCGAGCAGCATGCGGATCCGCAGGTTTCGATCGGCCATGTCAGCTCTCCGGGTTGTGGCGCTTCGCCGCTTTCTTGCGCCAGCCCATCAGCTCGGCCGGCGTCATCGGATCCATGGCGGCCGGCGTCCATCCGAAGACGAGCGCCAGATCCGCCATCACTTCCTCTACGTCGCCGGGGAGACCGCCTCCTTCGCGGCCTTCGGCAGCAAAAAATCCATCACCTCGCCGCCCAGCTGCATGAGGTCGGCTGGATCGAGGCGCGCGATATCGGCCTTGTGCAGCACCGGCAGGGTGATGCGCGGCAAGAGGGTTTCGAGCGCGCCATAGTCGAGCTGCGACAGCGCCATGAGAGTCAGGCCGCGCAGCTCTCCGGCGGTCGGCTTGCGGACCTGAACGGTGGTGATCGGCTCGGCACCGGCGCGATTGATCGGCACGTCGAGGGTGACGGTGGCGAGGCTGGTGGTGCCGGCGAGGGTGGCAATGTCGGTCATGGAGGCGGCTTTCGCTGGATCGGGAAGAAGACGCCGGCGACGCGGGGTCGCCGGCGGACAGGTGGGGAAGGTCAGTAAAGGCCGATGGCGGCGCGCAGCTCGGCACGGCGGTCGATGCCGTCGACGATCAGGATGCCGGCAATCACGTCGGCCTCGATGACGGTGACGCCGTTCCAGTCCAGCTTGTAATAGGCGACAGCGGTCTTCACCTTGAACTCGCCGCTCTCGCCGAGCTTCTGCTCGCCTATGTCGATCTCTTCGTGGCGACCGCGGATCATCACCTCGATGGAATCGACCGCGCCGTTGTCGTCCTGCTGATAGGCGCAGGCGAAGCGCAGACCGATGCCGTCGACGCGGGTGACGCCATATTGCGACAGCACGTCGCGCATCGGCCCGCCGAGCGTCCATTCCGCTTCCATCGCCTCGCTGCCGAGGTCGACCTTCACGGTGCCGTCCATGCCGCCCCCGCGCCAGTCGTCGAGCTTGCGGGTGAGCTTGGGCAGGGTGAACGATGCGACCTGGCCGATGTACGGCCCGCCGCTGTTGAACAGCATCAGATCCTTGAGCTTGCGGGGCATCCCCATGGCGTGTTCCTTCGATGGTAGAGAGGGGGGCGGGGCGGCCGGGATCAGCCGTTGGCGACCAGGGCGGCGAAGTCGGCGACGAACTCGTCCGAGATCTCCTGCTCGAACGCGAGGTGTTCGAGCGGCGGAACCGGCGTGTAGCGGTAGCTGATCAGCAGCTTGCCCTGCTTCAGCGTGTCGACCGGGTTCTTGTCGGCGCGGAACTCGGCGACGGCGCCGAGGATCTTGCCCTCGCGCTTCAGCGCGCGGAACTTGGCGTTGATCTCCTCGACGATGTCCTTGGCGAGGCTGGGCGTCAGCGGCTTATCCATCGCCCACAGCATGCCGGCGACGATGCTGTCGGCGAGGATCTGCGCGGTTCGGGTGGCGCTTTCGAAGGTGAAGGCGCTTTCGGGATCCGCGCAGGTGCGGTTGCCCCAGAAGCGCAGCTCGCCTGCGAGGCGCACGATCGTCGTCACCTGGGCGGCGTTCAGGATATTGGCGTCGCAATCCGGATCCTGAATGTCGAACTGCACATCCTTGGTCAGGCCGACGACGCCGGCGACCGGCACGTTCGAGAGCGTCTTATGCCAGCCCTGCGTCTGGTCGATCGCGGCGCGCAGGCCCAGCGCGCGGGCAACGGCGAAGCTGGGCGCGTCCGCGCCGTCAGGGCCGAGGGGCGCGGTGAAGTCGGGCCAGATCAGCATCAGTTCGCGCTGATCGAAGTTCGCGCGATAGGCGGCGACCTGCTGCCGATCGGCGCCGATCGCGGCGGCATAGGCCATGGCGCGGAGCCGCTTGGCGACATCGGCCAGCGCCTCGGTCACGTCTTCGGTGTCGAGGCCAGGCGCGCCGATGATGCGGGGGCGGACGCCGATCTGCGCCTCGGCAGCAAGCAGCGCCTGCATGCCGGTCTTCACGCCGTCGTCGTCAGCACCGATCACCGCTGCCTCGGTCGCGTCGGCGTCGGCACCGGGCGCGACGCGCACGACGACGACGATCGTGCGGACCTGATCCGCAATGGCGTCCAGCGCAGCGCGCAGCGTGCCGGTCGCGCCGGCAGCGGCGATGGCGTCACGCATCACCGTGACCTTGACCGGCGTATCGAGCGGGAAGACCGCCGCGTCGGCAGCGGGCGCAGTCGCGACCAGGCCGATGACGGCAGTGGCGACGGTGCCGATGGTGCGACGCGCGGGCGGCACCTCGGTAACGGAAATACCATGGAAGAACGACGACATCGCGAGGATCCTTTCAGACGAGCAAGCTGAGCGCGGAGAGGGGGGTGGAGAAGGCGAAGGCGGCAGAGGGGCCGACGACGTCGGTGCGCCGTCCGGTGACGATCAGGCGGGCGCTGCAGGAGGCGTCGCCGGGTTCGAGCGCGATCCGATCAATCCGTGCGCGGCGCTCCTGGCGCAGCAGCGACAGGGCAGCGGCAGCGAAGACGCGGATCCGCGTCAGATCATTGAGCGGCTGATCGAGCAGCTCGGGGATGTGCGAGCCATAGTCGCGCCGGCCGACACGGGTGCCGAGCGGCGTGCCGAGGATGTCGGCGATGGACTGGCGCAGGTGGTCGGCACCCTCGCAGGGCTTGCCGGTGTTGCGATCCATGCCGATCATTGTGGCGGCCCCGAAATGGCGCTGCCCGCCTGAACGTTGGTGTGCCTGTGGCCCTTGAGGCTCTTGCCGGCCGCGACGACATCATCGGTGGCCGTCATCTTGCCCTTGAGGTCGATGTCGCCCTCGACGGTCAGGGGGCCGACCAGGCGGATGCCGCCCGGCGCCTCGATCAGCGCCTTGCCGCCATCGGGCAGCACCGCGTCGAGCGTGTGGCTTTCCGGGTTGTAGAGGATCCGTGCGCCGTCCTCGAACGCGATCAGGGTAGAACCGTCGCTTGCGGGATGCGGGCTGACGTCGGAGCTGAGGCTGCCAATGACGATCGCGCGCTCGGTATCCGCTTCGGGCGCCAGCACCAGCACCTGTTCGCCGACGCCGGGAGGCGACCAGACGCTCGTCTTGCCGACGCGGCCGGATAGCCAGGGGATGTCGCCGGTGGTCAGCTCGTCGGCGATCTGCACGCGGCAGGTACCGTTCGCGAGATCGACGGACACAATCGTCCCCTCACGGGCGAGATCGCCAATCAGGCGCTGGGTGTCGCGGGGATCCATGACCGCGACCATGCGCGGCGGGATCGCGAGTGCGAGGGGCTGCTCGTGTAGAAAGGCTTTCTACACGAGCAGCGTAATGGTCAGATGTTGATCCCGGACGTGGCCAGCGAGGCCTTGGCGCTTGCGTAGATCCCTGCGATCTCGCCGTCGCTGAGGACGCGGGAATAGATCAGGTGAAGCACATGGCGCGATTCCGCCGCCGACGCGCCGATCCGATAGGTGCCAGCAACCGCGGTCCAGTCGGCAAAGGGAGCCGTGGCCTTGGCGTTGGTCCTTGGTCGGGTGACAGACACCTGGTTGGCGGTGACATCGAAGCGCGCCACGGCCATATCCCAGAGTGGTCCAGCGCTTCCGTAAGGCGTGGAGGCTGAAGCCAGCACAGCGGGATCCTTGCGCGCAAACGCAACGAGGCTTCCGTTCGCCCCGGTCGTGCTGGTGCGCAGGAAAAGCTGGGCAGCACCGCCGGAATCGTACCCGCCGAGCAAGAGGTTCGCCGGTTCGGCCGGCTGCTCGTACACGGACAGGATCGTCATCGGCGCGACCGGCACCTGTGCGCGGAACGCGACATAGCCAAGGGCGCTGGCCATCCTTGCGGATTTCGTTTCGATCGTCGGGGCACCGCTCGGCACGTAGAGATCACCCCAGCCGCCGCCGGGCGCACGGTTATGGAGCGAGAGAGCCAGCGACCGCCCAAACCGGAAATTGCCGACCAGGCCAGCTGCGGGGAGGGCAAGTGCCGGTTCGGTGTCGACGTTGCCGAGGTTAAGGCTCGACGCATTGGCCTGATGCAATGTGCGGACGATAGTCGGGGTGACTGCCACGATCAGAACTCCAGAAAGACTTCGTTGAGGTTCGTTTGGGAAAGCGGCGGCTTCGCCTCTGTGTGGTAACCGCCATCGTTGACCGAGAGCATTTGGAAGTGACCCGGCTTCGTGAAGAACGGCGTTTCCGGCTCGATCAGCTTGATGCCCTCAATTGATTGGGAGCCGGGCAGGACGACGTCGCCGAGTATGTTTCCGGTGGTTCCGTTCAGGAACCTGACCACGCCATCGGTGCCGTTGGGGCCATAACTGAAGTACAACCAGTCGCGCTTTGCGTCATAGCCGATCTGGTCACCGGCTGCGGCAAACGTCGTGAAAGTGCGCAGGATCGCCTTGGTGGCAATGTCCACGAGATAAATCCGCTGGATGCCGTTGCAGCCGACCCACAAGCCGCCAGCCGACCCGACGCCAGGATGCAGCGCGATACCGTTCAGGTTGAAATCGGGCGCTGGCATGAGGTCGGTGATCAAGATCCGCGCCGCAGCATCTTCCACTCCGGAGAAGTCGAACTTGCGGATCGAGGATAGCGCGGGTGCGGACGGTCGTTTGTCGACCGCCCAATAGGTATTCGCCTCCATGCCGCGCGCGACGCCCTGCACGCTTTGCGCGCCGGCCGGCATCGGTCGCTCCCAGATGATCCGGCGCCGATCCGGCGTGAGCAGTAGGACGGACGATTGATAGACCGACGCCTTGGGGTTCTCGGGGCTGTAAGCCCGATCCTGCCCATGATTGGCGACCAGCCAGCAGCCGGCATAACGGTGACCGACTGGCACCCGGTCCAGTCCGGTGCCCGTCCAACCGCCGCTGGGATTAGGTGCAAGCGCGCCGTCCGGCAGCATCGCGGTGTCGATCAGCCGTGCCTTGTTCCCGGTTTTGGGCGTCAGCCCTGCGGTAGAAAGCACTCGCCCGTCCCGCATCACCGCGGAGATCACGAAGCCTGCTTCGTCAATGACCAACTCGGCTGCGTCCGCCCACTCGGTCGCGGACAGGTCCATCAGCGACACCGTTCCATTCGCGGACGGCATGAAGCCCTTGCCGCGGAACGCCATCTTGCCGTCCGCGAATTCAAAGCGCGGAACATCCGCGCTCTCGTTGTTCGCCGGGCCAACGGCCAGGCTTGAGAAATGATATCGTCCGCGCGGCGTCACGCCGCGCATAACATTTCCGGCTGGATCTGCGTCGACCTCGACGAACTCTCCCTCGCCATCGACGTAACGGCCCGCGATCTCGGCTGCGTCTGCGAAGCCGTCGGCAATGACCTTGGCCCTTGCAGCTTGCGCGGTGGCTTCGGCGACGGGCACTTCCGCCGCTGCCGCGACAAGGGAGCGGATGTTGGCAACCTTCGTCACTCCGCCCGGGTCAACGGCGGGAACGCGTTCGTCGCCGGTCGGCTGATCCAACGGAGGAAGTTGAGAGATTTTGGCCACAGTCAGACCTTCATGATGAAGTGGAGTGCGATCGACGGCTGGATCACGTCGATGGTGAGGTCATGGTGGTGCGTGCCGGCCGCCTCGGTCGTGGTGGCTGCGCCATGAGCATGACCAGGATCGATCAGTGACACAGCGTTGAGGACGTTGTTCGCGGAGCTGCCCGCGTCCACGCTGCGGCTTGAGGTGTCGACCGACAGGCCCGTCGCGTTAGGCGTGATCGTGGTCGCGGCGGCATGGTTGTGATTACCCGCGGCGCTGGTGGAGAGAGCGTGCGAGGCCGCGCCGAACAGCGCGCCGGGCGCCTGATCTGCGGACGCGCCGACCACCACGCGACCGCGAAGATCCGGCGTGGTGATCGGGCCGGTGCCATCGCTGCGCTCGACCTGACGACCATCGCAGATCGCCCAGCCAGCCGGCACCGCCTCGGCACTGCCGTACCAGATGGTAATCTCTCCCGCGAAGCGCACCCGGCGCAGGTCTGCCGGCGTCGTCACCGACTCCGACGACTGACCGGCAGCGACCTCGGCTGGGGTGGCGAGGCGGACCACGCCCTTTCGCGTGGTGGTCGCTGGCGGATTGAGGAAGTCGGTGTTGCCGAAGCGAAGCTCGGACACGTCACCAGTGGGAAAGCCGATGTCGATCGCCGCCAGGAAAGTTGCGCGGGGCGACTTTTCAAACAGCCTGCTCTCCTGGCAGTAGGTAGCAAACAAGGTTCCATCGGCAAGGAACAGGCCGAACCCCTTCGCAGTATAGGCATCCTCACTTTCGTCGCGCAGTGTCATGTGGATGATGTTGTCGCCGACCTGATCGCCCGAGATCGTGGCGAGCCGCTTGAACTCGCCCGGCAGCGCATCGAGTGTCGGCGCCGCGACAAACGCCCTGTCGGTCAGCCCGACCGTTGCGATTGACAGATCGAGGTCATCGTCCAGCTGAGCAGCCGTGAACCGCTCCAGGCCGCCGCGCGTCACCGTAAGGGTCAGTTTTGTCATTCCGCGGTGTCCAGAAAGGTGCCGGCGTCCGTCTGGAGCGGCTCGCCGTCTTCGGTTTGCAGGTAGAAGTCCCACGCGGCAGAGGTGTCGACCTGCAGCGCGGTGTCTTCGCGAGTGTAGGAAGCCAGCCGGACAGCGCCCTGAACACCGACGCCGCCTTCAAGCACGAGGCTCTGAACGACGGTCAGGTGTTCCCGCAGGGGCTTTACCTTGCCGACTTCGGCTATGATCTCATCGACCATCGCGGCGCTGGCGCGGTCACCTCCCGGAGCGCCGGCGTCGATGACTAGCGGCAGGTCGATCTCGAACGTGTTGGGCGACAGGCGTGCGGGATCCTCGTGCCACTCCAGCACGCTGGACAGTTCGTCGATCCGGGCGAGCACCATCTCGACCGAGCGTCGCGTGCCCTTGATGCGGTGGAGCGCGATCGATCCGGCGACGGCGCGGCGCTTCAGCGCCTCGGGCCAGCTCGCCTTCCAGCTATCCACCGAGAGGCCATAGGCGAGCCACGGCAGCGCCTCGGGCGCGATCGTCGCGGGATTGACCAGCGTGTCGATCGGGGCAGTGACATCGCTCAGCTGCGCGGTGCCATGCTCCAGCGCGCGTTCAAGCGCGGTCGCGTTGGGCGGCAGCAGGGTCATGCGGCATAGCCGCCATGGTCGAGGACGGCCGAGGTGTTCCACGCGGCCTGCGTCGGATCGCAGGCGACGTCGGCAGCGGGGCTGGCGAGATCCACGCGGTGAACGCCGGGCACGGTCAGCGCCGCGATCAGGCCGGAGCGGGTGATTGCGCGGCCGAGCTTGCGATTGTCGCCGAGGTAAGCGGCGAGGGCGGCATAGGCTGAGTTCAGCACGAGAGCGATGTCGGGGCCGGAGAAGGTGACGATGCTGGCGCGAATCTCGAACGGGACGATCGTCGCCGATGCCGTCGTCACCAGATCGCCGAGCGGCCGGATCGCCTTGTCGTTCACGATCGCGTCGACCGCAGCCACCAATTCGGGCGAAGCGCTGCCGTCGCCGGTGTTCGACAGGATCGAGACGAGGACGCGGCCCGGCGCCGGGGAGGTGGCGCTGGCGTCGAGGATCTCGGCGCTCGCGCTCTTGGCGTGCGCGACATAGGCCAGCTCGGGGCCGGCGGAAGAGAAGCTTTCCGGCGCGAGGACGATGCGCTGACGGAAGGGATCGTCGGCCTCCATCACCGCTGCCGCACCAGTGACCTCGTCGGCAGGCTGTATCACCAGGCGCGCGACGCCGACGAGCGCGCCGAGGTGGTCGAGCCCTGCGCCGGTCGCATAGGCAACGAGCAGCTGCAGCGCGGCATCCTGAAAGGCGCGGCGCAGCAGGAACTCGCGATAGGCGGCGACCTGCAGCACCTTCACGGCAGGATCGCTGTCGACCGTGGCGTCGAAGCTCGGCAGCAGCTGCTGCACGCGGGCGATGATGTCGGCGAGGATTTCCTCGAACGAGCGCTGCTCGACAAAGGTCGGAGCGGGCAAGCGCGAAAGGTCGACGGTGGTAGAGCTGGCGGCCATAGCGCGGCCATGTCGTGCGCCGCGCGCGCAGCTGGCTATGCCGCGCTCGTGTAGAATGGCTTTCTACACGATCACGACGGCATGACAGCTTCGACCAGCATGTCGAGGATATGGTCCTGTTCGGCGTTGGTCAGGCCAAGCAGCACGCGCTGCGCGTAGCGCACCTTCTTGCCTTTGAGCGAAGGCCGATCTTCGAGGCCTTCCTGATGAACGCGGGCGACGGCCGCAGCGCGGTCGGCGAAGCCGATCCACGCCTCATCACCTTCCACGCCCTTCTGGAGATATTTGGCCAGGCGAAGCTTGCGGAACATTACCTTCTCGCGAAGTCGACCTTTTCGGCGCAGCTTGCCCGCGCCGCGGTTCTGCTCGTCAGCGGATACGGGAAGGAAGTCCGCCTTATCCCAGAAGAACGAGCGGATTGCGCCTGCCTCGATGTCGAAGCCGGTCATGAGCGGCCCCTGACGGACCCAGCTCTTCATGAAGGCAACGCGCGCGTTCGCCGCCCCCTTGGGATACAGGAAGCGCACCGCGAAGGCGCCGAGCTTTGGCTCGCGCGGCTCGCGCTTGCGCGCGAAAGGTGACCCGTCTGGCTGCTGTTGCCGGCGGATACGCTCGGATTGGCTATTTCGGGTTTCGCGGGCGATCCGGTGAAGCAATTTGCGCCGGGCGCCGGGCGCGAGGCTTTGCAGCAGCGCGGTGGCGAGATCGTTGATCTCGATCAGGTCGCTCATGCCGACGCCTGATTGTTACCAGCGAGCTGGTCATCGAGGATGGTGTGCCACAGGCGAGCACCCTCGGCGCCAGCGAAAACGTCGGCGATCGGCGCGTCGTCGAGGTGACGGGTGCGCAGCTTTCCGTCGTCGCGGCGCTCGATCAGCACACGCTCGGTCAGCTCGATCTCGATCGAGATATCCGCCGTGTCGCCGTCGAGGACTTCGGACTCGAAGGTGAAGGGCTCGCCATCGGGCCGGTCGATCAGCTCGGGCTGGTTCTGCGCGATCCATGCCAGCACCGGCACGAACAGTCCGTCGAGATCGCCGCCATAGGCCTCGATCCAGATGGTCAGCGTATAGCCGAGCTGGAAGGCGAGCGTGTTGCTGCGCACCGCCGACACCTTGCCCTTGTCGACGAAGAGCGCGAGCTTCGCCGGGTCCGCCTTCAGCGCCGGTACCGAGGCGAGCAGCAGCGCCTTCAGGCTGTCGGCCTTCTTCACGGCGCGGCCTTGCGGCAGGTGCCCGGAGCGTTCCAGTCGACCAGGCGATCGTGCCGGTCGGCATTGGCGCCGAATGCCTGTGCGAGGCGGATGATGCCGGCGCGCAGCCGCGTCGGGATCTGCGCGATCAGATCCGGATCCTCGGGCAGGCCGGCGGGGCGTTCGGCGCAGGCGAGCAGCTCGGCGGGCGGGCGGGGAGCCTCGACCTTGATCGCGACCGGCGCGGGCGCCGGCGGGAGGTCAGCGGCCCGGTGGGCGCAGCCCGGCAACGCCGTTGACAGCAGCAGTCCACTCACGATCGACAAGGTTGCGGCGCTCGGCTTGCGCATCGGCGTTCTCCATTCGGGTAAGGGCATCGCGCATGCGCGCGGCGGACGTGCTGGCGCTCTGCAGGTCACGGGCGGCGCGGGCGTTCGCCTCCTCCATCGCCGCGGCGAGCAAGCGCGCGGTTTCCTGATCGGCGGTGCTCTTGAACGTCGCCAGCTCGGCTGCGCGTCGGGCGCACAGGACGCCTCGCTTTGCCTCCTTCGTCGCCGCCCAGTCGGCGCCGGCACGGGCGCAGATCTTCTCGGCCGTGTGCAGCAGATCGTCGCGATCGGCGCGGATCCGCTGCACCTCGACATAGAGCCAGGCGCCGGCAGCGGCGACGGCGAGCAGGACGAGGAAGGTCGCCTCCGCACGCACCCATGCGAACACTGAGCGGATCATCGCGGCAGATCCTTCAGGCACAGGTCGCGTTCCGCCTGGCGCCGGCGGACGAGGCCGTTCACGACCTTTCCGCCCGCCTTGTTCCACATCAGGAAGGCGTCGCAGGCAGCGCGCCACTGGCCGGCATCGAAGCGGCGGTCGACGGTCGAGCGGCAATAGGCACCGGTGCCGATATTGTAGGCGAGCGACACGGCAGCGGCGAGCTGGTGCGGGTGGCCGCGCAAGGCAGGCGTGCAGGCGAGCACGGGTTCGGCGTGGCGGATCAGCGCGGCCTCGTTGCGGGCGGCGCAGCCGGCGAGCGTCTCGCGCATGCCGGGCTTCACGCCCTCGGTCTCGCCGTCGCAGATCGTCCAGACGCCGACGATGTCCTGATAGGCGTCGAGGCGCGGCTTGCCGCCGCTTTCCCAGCCGGACACGAACGGCGCGAGCAGCAGCGCGCAGGCCACGCCGACGACACCGGCGAGCGACTTTCGGCTCTTGGCGGGCATCACTTCTTCTCCTTGGAAGGCAGGAAGGCGAGCAGACGATCGCGGATCAGGCCGGGCGCCTCGCCGATCGCGGCCGAGCAGCCGGCGATGAAACCGGGCGCGGATTTGTAGGCGACCATCCCGGTGAGGAAGCTGATCGCGTCGACGACGAAGGGGTGCAGCGACAGGAGGGCGACGAGCGCGCCCTTCACGAAATAGCTGACCACGATGCCGACCCAGAGCCGGGCGAACATCTTGCCCCAGGTGATCCCGTCGTCGACCAGCATGCTGACCGTCGCGCCCAACGCCGAGGGCACGAGGCTGAGCAGGAACGACAGGACCGCGTCGGCGATCTCGTGAAGGTGCTTGTCCATGCGTCAGCTCCAGAGCTGGACGATGTCGCGGACCGGCAGCGCCGGCGCGGAGATCGCGGGAATGGTGACGGCGGTGCCGGCGGGCAGGGTGGGGCCGAGCGCGGCGAGACCGGGATTGGCCGCGAGGATGGCGGGGCAATCCTCGATCCCGAGGCCGCGCTCGCGCCAGATCAGCCCGTCGAGCGTGTCGCCCTGGCGCGCGGTGAGCGTGTCGGCCATCAGATCAGCGCAACGGTGACGCGGCCGACGCCAAGGATATCGCGCACGGCATAGACCGAATCGCGCCGCAGCTCGCCGATCGAGGGTTCCAGATCCTCGACCTGATCCTTGCCGGCACGGGTGATGTCGGCGTCGCGATAGCGCTCGACCAGCTTGGCCTTGGCCTCGCTGAAGATCGCGGTGCGGTAGAGCTGGACGAGGCGGCTTTCACCATCGATCGTCGGGCTGGCGACAGCGCTGAGCGTCGCGCTGCCGGCGAGCAGCTGCCGGTCGCGCCAGGCGGCGAGCTGATTACCCACCGTGATGATCGCGTCGACCAGCGCACGCCGGCGCCGTTCAGGCGTGACGGCATCGCGCACGCGCATCTCACGCGCGAACAGCGCGGGATCCACGTCGGGGAAGAAGCCGTCGTTGATGATCGGTGCCTCGACGGCGGGAGCGTCGTCGCTGCCATTGTCGACGATCGGGAGGGGAAAGCTGCTCATGGGAAGCTGCGGACAGCGAGCATGGCGCCGGCGACGAAGAGCAGGATCCCGAGCAGTGCCACCAGCAACGCGAGCAGGCGGGCGTGGCGCGCGGCGATCGGCGCGACACGATAGCCGGCGAGGACGTCGGACAAAGCGAGCGCCTCGGGCACCGCCGCGGCGATTGCGCCAGCGAAGGCGAACCAGCCCCCAGCTGCGACCAGCAGGGTGGCGAGCAGATGTTGCGCGAGCTGCGGCATGTTTTCGATCCTGTTCCGCCCACTGGCAAACGGGGGTGGAGACCGGGTCGATCGACGGCCCTCAGCCCGAAAGCCCTCCCGTCTCGCGCGATCTGCCCCCGAGCGCCGGGGGCGAGCTATGCGGCCGGCGCGGTGCCGGCCTGTTCCTGTGCCGCGAGCGCGGCTTGTTCCTTGGCAGCGTTGGCAATCGCCTTCTGCAGCCGTTGAATGGTCATCTTCGCGCCGGCGCGGCCGTGCAGATCCTGCGCGCGGCGCAGCGGCACGAGCGCGCGCTCGGCAGCGTCGACGAAGGCCGCCGTGCCCGGCTTCGTCGCATCCGCCAGGCGGGCGAGTTCGGTGCCGATCGCCTTCATCAGCTTGGCGCGGATCTCGTCGTGCATGTCGGCATCGGCGGTGAGCGCCTCGACCTGTTCCAGCACGTCGAGCGGGAAAGCCTCGCCCTTCGCTTGCAGCTTGAGCGCGGCCTCGGCGACCTCCTCGACCAGCAGCGCCGGGGCGGCGCGCTGATAGCGAGCGGGAAGGGGGATTTCGTGGCGCAGCACATGCTCGGCCAGTCGCAGCGCGTAGCTCCAGTCGGCTGTGTCGATCGCCCAGACCATGATGGTGGGCAGGACGTCCTCCGCGACGCCGATGCTTCCGCGCTGGCCGAGTTCGAGAAGCCCGCCAACCCATGCGGCATATTCGCCGATCATCTCCCGCTTGGCGGCGATCTTCGCCTCGATCGACTGGATCTCCTTCAGGCGGCGCAGATCGTGCGTCAGGCGAAGCTGGATCTGCGCTGCTGCGCGCTCGGCCGCGCCGGACGCGGCCTGCGCGATAGTGGTCAGCCCGCTCCCCATGTTGGCAGGAGCGGACGCCGATTGCTGTTGTGCCAGGATGCGTTCCCGGTTGCGTCGAGCGAGGCTCATGGCGTGTCCTGTGGAGAGCGGGCTTAGGGGTGGGGCGTGGCCGGCGCTCAGGCCGGCTTCTTGCCCATCACGATGTTCTCGACGAGCGAGCACAGGCCGTAGTCTTCGACGACATAGGCCTCGTTCACGCTCTCGTAGTTCTCGATCTGGTCGAGCGCCGGTTCATCCTTGACCAGGCGACGGCGGGTGCCTTCCTGCTCGTAGATCGAGAGGTTATCGAGGCGGGTGATCAGCAGCTTGCCGGCGGGGAAGCCCGGCACGCGCACCGCCGGCAGACCACCGATCTTCTTGGTGGACATCAGAACGTCGCGCGCGAGCTGCTCGGTGGCCTTGTCGCCGGCCGCATTGACGATGCTGAAGTACTTGTCGTGGACAAGATCGCGACCGCAGATCACGACCAGTTCGGTGTCGTCGCGGTTCCACTCGTCGAGCGCCTCGATCGCGTCCATCACCAGCGCGTCGAGATTGACGTAATCGACGTCGTCACCGACCGCGCCGTCGCCGACATAGACCGCCTTAGTGGCGCCGTCCGTCAGCTCGCCATCGGCGATGACGCGATCGGGCGCGAAAGTGCGGATCTTGTGCAGCCAGCCCTTGTTGACGTCCTGCAGCAGCGGGTTGGCCGCGCGATCGGTCTGCGCGGCGACCGAGGTGCCGTGCCAGCCGATCAGGATCCGGTCGAGGCCCTGGCGCTTCAGGATGGCGTTGCGGACGAGCTGCTGGAACTCGGGCTTGTGCGCCCACGCATCGAGCGTCGCATATTTGATCGCGGTGTCGAAGTTCGTCTGTTCGCAGCGATAGCGCCCCATGTCCGACGTGTCGGTCGCCGGGGTGGGAACGCGGCGCGTGCCGGCAGCGGTATTGGTGCGACCGGCGATCGGGCGGGTGACGCCGACGCCGACCTTGTCGCCTTCCTGCTCCAGCACCGTGATGACGTTGATGCGCGACAGGAAGTCGCTCTGCGACTGCTGAACCTCGATCAGTCGCTGGGCGACAGACGGGGCAACGGTGAAGCGCTCCTGCGCGCTGGCGACGCCGCTCAGCAGCGCGATCTGCGAGCAGAAGGAGTGGAAGAGGACGCGGGTGGCATTGCGCATGGGGCTTGCTCCAGAAGGTCGGTCAGGCGGGTCGGGAAGGGGCGGGTTGGATCAGCAGTCCGTCAGCAGACCGCCGGTGCCGCCCGCGTGCGGGGCGCGCGAGAAGCCGCTCGGCGCCTCACTCGTCTCCAGCTTCTTTTCGAGCGCGGCGAAGCGCTGGTCGGTCGCGGCCTGCGCGTCGGCGATTGGCTTAATCGCGGCGGTGATGGTGGTGCCGAGCGCCTCGATCGCGGTCGCGAAGCGGTCGTTGTCGTTTGCCGGCTCCTTTGGCTCTTCCTTCGCCGGTTCCGGCGCCTGCGGTTTGAACAGCGCAACCACACGGGAAAAGCCGGCGTGGATCGCATCGCTGATGCCGCTGGTGTCGGCAGGCGCGGCCTCAAACTCGATCGCCACAGCGTCGGTGCCATGCGCGAAGATCGTGCCAGGCGCGCGGCTGGAGAATTTCAGGCGTTCGGTGCCGATCGAGGCGGGCGTGTCGGTGAAGGCGAGGCCGACCAGGCCGACCTTGCCGCTGCCGGCGTAGCTGGGGGTGAGTTCGACCGAGGGGAACGGCTTCTGATCGGCCTGGGCGAGCTTCACCAGCTGGTCGTTGGCGTCGACCTGCGCATAGAGCGCGCGGAGCTTCTTGGCTTGGCCGGCGATCGTGAACTCGTCATCGCGCGCCTCGACCGCAATCACATCGCCATAGCCGTTGAAGGGCGGTTCCGGGCTGTAGCCGGCGATATGTTCGATGTTGATGCGGGGCGTGTAGGTCTTCGGATCGAAGGTGGCGACGCAATCGTCGATCATGTCGGCGGTGATCTTGCGACCATCGCTGATCGTCTCGCCCTCGACGAAAACGCGGAATAGCTGGCTCTTCTTGCCCATGGCGCTGCGGTCCTCGGTTCGATAATCGGCACGCGGCGCGATGCCGCTCTGGAGCCACGAACAGGGACCGAAGCCGGCGATCTTCTCAAGGCGCGGCTCGTGTAGAAAGGCTTTCTACACGATCGCGAGGAGGCGGGCGGGCGAGCGGCGTGGCTAGGTCTCGCGGCCATGACCAAGCTGCCCGCCGATACCGGCATGCCATTGCCGCACGCGACCTTCCCGATCCCGGTGACGGCGCAGCGCATGGCGCGCAGCCTGTATTGGCGCGGCTGGGGCGTGACACAGATCGCCGACGAGCTGGGGCTGCTCGGCTATGCCAATGACGAGACCGGCAAGGCCTATGCCCGTGCGACGGTGGAAAGCTGGAAGCAGCGCGGGAAGTGGGATGACGCCTCCTGCCTCGACAAGATCGAGGATTCGCTGGAAGGCCGGCTCAACACCCTGATCTGGAAAGACAAGAAGAGCGGCGCCGAGTTCAAGGAGCTGGACGCGCTGCTGCGCGGTGTCGTCGCGACCGCGAAGATCCGCCGCTACGAAGCGCCGGGCGGGCACGAGGGGCACCTCAACGACAAGGTCGCCAACCGCAACGCCGGCGAGAAGAAGCAGGCGAAGAAGAACCATTTCACCGCCGAGCAGGTCGAGCAGCTCGAGGAAATCTTCGAAGCCGAGCTGTTCGGCTATCAGGAAGACTGGTGGGCTGCGAAGAGCGAGCGCACCCGCATGATCCTGAAGTCGCGCCAGATCGGCGCGACCTGGTATTTCGCCCGCGAGGCGCTGCTCGACGCGCTCCGGGGTGGCGGCAACCAGATCTTCCTGTCGGCGTCCAAGAACCAGGCGCACATCTTCCGCAACTATATCGTCCAGTTCGCCGCGCGCGTGGGCGTGAAGCTGCAGGGCGACCCGATCGTGCTGACGGCCGAGACGATCCCTGAAGGCGAGCCTGCTGCCGAGCTGATCTTCCTCGGCACCAACGCCCGCACCGCACAGGGCTATCACGGCAATTTCTACTTCGACGAGTTCTTCTGGACCTATGGCTTCGAGGAGCTGAACAAGGTCGCCAGCGCCATGGCGATGCACAAGCGCTGGCGCCGGACCTATTTCTCGACACCCTCGTCCGTCGCGCACCAGGCGCACCCGTACTGGACCGGCGAGCGCCGCAACCGCCGGCTGAAGAAGGCCGACCGGATCACGATCGACGTGACGCACGCCAGCCTGCAGGCGGGGCGGCAGTGCGAGGATGGCGTGTGGCGCCAGATCGTGACGATCGAGGATGCCGCGGCGCGCGGCTGCGACCTGTTCAACATCGACGAACTGCGCGTCGAATATGCGGCGGACGAGTTCGCCAACCTGCTGATGTGCCATTTCGTCGACGACAGCCTGTCGGCGTTCAAGTTCAACGACATCCTCGCCTGCACCGTCGACACGCAGGTTGACTGGCCATGGTTCAACGTGCTGGCGGCGAAGCCGGTCGGTGATCGGGCGGTGTGGGCGGGCTATGATCCGCAGGGCAGCGTCGATGGCGACAATGCCGCGCTGGTGATCGCGCTGCCGCCCGATGGGCCGAGCGGCAAGTTCCGGTTGCTGGAAAAGCACCAGCTGCGCGGCGATTTTCAGGAGCAGGCCGAGTTCATCATCGCGCGGCTCGCGCGCTACCATTGCACCTATTTCGGGATCGATGCGAACGGCGTCGGCGCGGCCGTGCATCAGCTGCTGATCGGCAAGGTCCGCGGCCTGACCAAGATCGACTATTCGCTCGAAGCCAAGACATCGATGGTGATGAAGGCGCAGCACAGCTTTCAGCGCCGGCGGATCGAGTTCGATGGCGGCTGGATGGATCTCGCGTCGGCGTTCCTGTCAATCAAGAAGGCGCTGACCACGTCGGGTCGCTCCGTCACCTTCAAGGCCAGCCGCAGCGAAGAGGTGGGGCACGCCGACCTCGCCTGGGCGCTGATGCACATCATGATCAACGAGCCGCTCGACGGACAGGAAAAGCCCAAGGGCTCAATGGAGATCTTCTGACATGAGCAAGGCACGCAAGGCACGGCGCATGTCGCGCAGCGAAGCAGCGAGCGCATCGGCCGGCGCGATCGTGGCGAACGACAATGGCGGCGCGGTGCAGACCTTCAGCTTCGGCGATCCGGAGCCGGCGCTGGGCGGGCGGCAGCTGATCGACATGCTGGAATGCTGGCACAACGGGCGCTGGTACGAACCGCCGCTGCCGCTCGACGGGCTGGCGCGGGCGTTCCGCGTGTCGCCGCACCACAGCTCCGCAATCATGCTGAAGCGCAACCTGCTGGTCGCCTCGCTCGATCCGAGCTCCATCCTGACCCGCGCCGAGTTCGGCAAGCTGGTGCAGGATTATCTCGTGTTCGGGAACGCCTTCGTCGAGGTGCGGCGCAATCGGCTGGGCGATCCGCTGCGCCTGGTGCATTCGATGGCACGCTACACGCGGCGCGGCGTGGAGGAGGGGGCGTTCTGGTGGGTGCCGGGCGGCAAGGATGCCGTGGCCTTCCCGGCGGGCGCCGTGGTGCAGGTGATGCAGCCCGACGTGAACCAGGAAATCTATGGCGTTCCGGAATATCTGAGCGCGCTGCAGGCGGCGCTGCTGAACGAGGCGGCGACGCTGTTCCGGCGCCGCTATTACCTGAACGGCAGCCACGCCGGCTATATCCTCTATGCCACCGGCGAGATCGACAGCAACGATACCGAGGCGCTGAAGGAGGCGCTGCGCCAGTCCAAGGGACCGGGCAATTTCAAGAATTTGTTCGTCCATGCTCCCAACGGCAAGGAAGGCAGCATCAAGATCATGCCGATCGCCGAGGCGGGCGCAAAGGACGAGTTCCTCGGGATCAAGAACGCGACACAGGCCGACGTGATGGCGGCGCATCGCGTGCCGCCCCAGCTGCTCGGGATCGTGCCGGCGCAGGGATCCGCCTTCGGCAATCCGAAGGACGCGACGGCGATGTTCTTCGAGCTGGAGATCTACCCGCTGCAGACGGCCTTTACCGAGATCAATGATCGGCTGGGCATCGAGGCGGTCAAGTTCCTGCCGCGCGAGGCGCCTGCCGCATAATTCCAGTCCGGCGCGAAGCCGGGCGGGGGAGCCGGGTTGCAGCCCGGCGAACCGACGAGGGGAAGCTCGCCACGACCAACGGCCATCGGCCGTCCCGCACCCGGCATGTCGCCGGGCGGGATCTCTACAAGGCGAGTTTTTCCAACATGAACACCCATAATCTTGTTCGACCCGTCGCACCCGCGGCGGGCTATATCGGTGGCAAGCGCAACCTGGCCGCGCGCCTGGTCAGCATGATCGAGCGGATCGAGCATGATGGCTATGCCGAGCCGTTCGTCGGCATGGGCGGCATTTTCCTGCGCCGTCGATCGCAGCCGAAGGTGGAGGTGATCAACGATGCCTCGGGCGATGTCGCCACCTTCTTTCGCGTCGTGCAGCGGCATTACGCCTATTTCATCGACATGCTGCGTTTCCGCGTCGCCAGCCGGGCCGAGTTCGAGCGGCTGAAGCGTCAGGCGCCCGACACGCTGACCGACCTCGAACGGGCGGTGCGGTTCCTCTACCTGCAGCGGCTGGCGTTCGGGGGGCGGGTCGATGGCCGCACCTTCGGCGTCAGCCGGACAGTCGGCGCCCGGTTCAACGTCTCCAAGCTGGAGCCGATGCTGGCCGAGATCCACGAGCGGCTGTGCGGCGTGGTGATCGAGCAGCTGGACTTCGGCGCGTTCATCCAGCGCTATGACCGCCCCGGCATGCTGTTCTACCTCGACCCGCCCTATTGGGGCTGCGAGACCGACTATGGCCAGGACGTGTTCGGCCGCGCCGACTTCACGCGCCTGGCCGAGCTGCTTGCCGGCATCAAGGGGCGGTTCCTGCTGTCGATCAATGACACGCCGGGCGTGCGCGAGGTGTTCGGCCGGTTCAACATGATCGAGGCCGAAACGACCTATACTGTCGGACGGGCCAGCACGCGCGCGGCCGAGCTGATCATCTCGAGCGGCGCGATCGGCTCGGCTCGCCAGTCGTCGCCCGGATACTGATCGGCCGAGAAGTCGCTCCGTTCGTCTCAACGGTGGTCACAACAGTGCAAAGTGCGTTTGCTACTGCGTGCCGAAGCGGACATCTGCGCTTTGGCAATTGGGGAAACCACATGTTTGTCGCAGCCGTGTGTGCTGGCGTTGTAGTGTTGGCGACGGCCGTTCTTCTCCATCGGCGCACGTCGAAGAAGAAGGTGGAGCTGAAGCGGCTCAGAGCTGAAAGCAGAGCGCGCCATGAGCGCGAGTGGAACGAGCTCATGGAGAGCAAGCAGGATCAGCGTCAGTAAGGCGCTACGTGTATCTCCTGCGTTGATGGCTCACATAAGCCATTCGTCCCCACGGGGATCCTGATTGAGCCACTCGTCCTCCTCCGGTGCCGCTTCCTTGGGGGGCGGCGCCGGCAGGGTCGGTGACCCGCCTCCGAAGCGGATCCGTATCATTGCCGCATGCTGGCCGGTGGCCTGAAACACAGCTTCATGCTCCTCGCCGGCGCCGATCCTCGTGCCGATCCACAGGCACCGCTCACTCGACAGGTAGCCGATCTGGACGCCGCGGGCGCTGAACACCGCGACAGCAGCCGGATCGTGCCTGTTGTTCGTCTCCGGTACCAGATGCACCGGCTCTCCCGGAGCGCACATCGCCAGTTCGAAGCGGCGGTTACTCTGGTCGGCGTTGAGATAATTGATGCCGACGACGGCTAGGCTGAACTCTTTCAC